CCTCGAACAGGCCCGACCGGCGAGTCTCGATGGAACCCAGAAATTGTTAAATAAAATCAATTAGATGCCGGCTATGATCGGTCACCGCCCGATGACCGGATCGGAGCGGGTCAAACGCAGCATCGGCCGACCGCGCCTGACGCCGGAGCAAGTCGCGGCGAATGTTTTAAATCCGACCGGCCAGCTTGGCCCGCCGCCGCTGCCGGAAGCCAAGCTGCGGAACCTCGAACTCGATGTGGCGCTGCGCGAGGCCTACTACGTTTCACGTGAAAAGATCGAGCCGCCGCTGCACGCGATCGCTGAGGCGGTCAGTGTAGGACTGCGCGACTTCCCCAAGCGCTTTGGCCGGACGATCGCGGCGGCACTGGGCCGGTCGCAACAGCAGGTGACGCCGCGGTTGCGCGCGCAGATCGTAACGCACCTCCGCGAACTCGGCGATCTGCATACCGAGATCAAGGCGGCCCTCGATACTGCGGCGACTCGTTGGCGGCGCTTTCCGCCGCAGCGCGACCCCAACGACCCGCCACTGCCTGATTGGGTCAAACCCGAGAGTAAAGAGGAAAGCGATGCACGCGCGAGCCGGGCCCGCTCACGGCTCGAGGAGATCCGCACCGAGGTGCAGACCGGGCTGCTGCTGGCGCAATGGCCCGCACGGGCGGCCGCCGGCAATGTCCTGATCGGCTGGCGGTCGCACTGCCTCGAATGGTTCCCGACACGATCCGGCCCGCTGATGCTCGCCGGGCTCGGGCTCGACGTGACCCGTGATCTGCAATGGATTTGGTTCCGCGCGGTGCAGGCGGCGATGCGCACGGTCCTGGCCGAGATTGCCGCCACCGTAACGGTCGACGAGCTGGCCGAGAGCATCCGCCCACCGGAGGAAATCCCGATCAGCGAGTGGGCTGACCGGTACCGCATGCTGTCGACACGTTCATCGGCTGAGCCGGGCCCCTACCGCACCGACCGCACGCCCTATCTCAAGGCGATCATGGATGATTTGTCGCCGACCAGCCCGGTGCAGCGGGTGGTTGTCAAAAAGGCGGCGCAGATCGGGACTAGCGAGTGCGGCAACAACTGGATCGGCGCCACTGTCGATCTGGCACCGGGGCCGGCGCTGATCGTCCAACCCACCGTCGAGTTGGCCAAGAGGTTCAGCCAACAGCGCGTCGATACGCTGTTTGAGGAGAGCCCGCGACTGCGCCACAAGATCCGTCCGGCGCGGTCGAAGGACAGCGGCAACACGATCCTGATGAAGGAGTTTCTCGGCGGCGTGCTGGTGCTGACCGGCGGCAATTCGGCAGTCGGCCTGCGTTCGATGCCGGTGCGTTATCTGATGCTCGACGAAGTTGACGCCTATCCGCCCGATGCCGGCGACGAGGGCGACCCGGTGGCGCTCGCCGAGGCGCGGCAGCGCACCTTCAGCTTTCGCGCTAAATCGCTGGTCATCAGCACACCGAAGATCAAAAACGCCTCGCGCATCAGCCGCGAATACGAAGCCAGCGACCAGCGTCGGTTTTTTGTGCCGTGCCCCGAATGCCATGTAAAGCAGCCGCTCGAATTCAACCGGCTACGCTGGCAACAGCAGCGGCCGGAGACTGCCGTCTACCAGTGCGCCCATTGCAACCGGACTTTTGCCGAGCACCATAAGCCCGACATGCTGGCGAAGGGCGAATGGCGCGCCACCGCCGAAGCAATTGACGCGACCGTGCACGGCTATCACCTCTCTGGACTTTACAGCCCGCTCGGCTGGCTGAGTTGGGCCGATATCGCCAAGCAATGGGAGGCGTGCACCAATGACGCCGACCTGCGCAAAGCCTTCATCAACACCGTGCTCGGCGAAGAATACGAGGAAGAATCCGAGGCGGTTCCCGACTGGCAGCGGCTCTATGAGCGCCGCGAGGACTGGCCACACCATACTGTGCCTGAACGCGGGTTGTTCCTGATCGGCGGTGCCGATATCCAGGCCGATCGCATCGAGATCGATGTGTGGGCGTGGGGTCGCAATCTCGAATGTTGGCTGGTCGAGCATGTCGTCATCAACGGTGATCCTGGCCGTCCGGAAATCTGGACTCAAATGGACGCGCTATTGACGCGCACCTGGCAGCACGAGACCGGCCATCGACTGGCTTTGCAGCGGCTCGCCATCGATACCGGTTACGCGACACAATCGGTTTATGGCTGGGCGCGCGGCCAGGATCACTCGACAGTGCTGCCGGTGCGCGGTTACGGTGCCACCGAGCGACTGGTGCCGGTCACCGGCCCGGCCAAGGTCGAAGTGCTGATCGATGGCCGCAAACTCAAGCGCGGGCTCAATCTCTGGACGGTGTCGACGAGCTTTTTCAAAAAAGAGATCTACAAGCGGCTGCAGCTCGACAAACCGACCGACGAGCAGCTCGCGGCCAGCGCACCTTTCCCGCGCGGCTACATCCATCTTTCGCAGAGCGCCTCGGACGAGTGGTGTCGTCAGCTCGTCGCCGAACAGCAAGTGATCGTTCGCGATCGGAGAGGATTTCAGGCGCGTACCGAGTGGCGCCTCCTGCGCCCGCGCAACGAAGCGCTCGACTGCCTCGTCTACGCCCGTGCCGCCGTGTGGCTGGCGGGTGCCGACCGATGGGCCGAGGCGCGCTGGCGCAACCTCGAGGAGCAGCTTGGGCTCTCGCCACCGCCGTCAGCGCCACCACCGCCGGCAGCGCCATCACCTGCCGCCCCGCCCGCCGGCGTCATCCAATCCGCAGCACCTTCCGTCGCCAGCGTCATCTGGCGGCCACAGCGGCTCTACTGATATCATCTGTTTTCTGGCGCGGCATCGCTTCGAGCTCTTCTGCGATGCGGCTCCCGGCGGAGCAGGTGGCAACCCTGTTCCGCCACCTACTGAGGGAGGTCACCTCATGGCCCGCTCCAAATCTCTGACCGCTCGCGGTCGCGCCCGCATGAAGCCTTCGCAATTCGCCCTGCCCGGTCGCAGATACCCGATCAACACCGCCGCCAGAGCCCGCAATGCTCTGGCCAGAGTGGCGCAGCACGGGACCAAGGCCGAGCGCCTCAAGGTCCAACGCGCCGTTGCCCGCCGTTACAAATCTATCGATGTTACAAAAGGGTAGATGGCCGAAACCGGCATCACCTTTGACGCCGAGAAGTTCCTTCGCCAGCTCCGCGCGACGCAACGGCCGGCGCTCGACAAGCCCGTCGCCGCTGCTCTCCGCGACACCGGCAACACCGGGAAGGCCAAAGCCGGCAGTCTGATCCAACGCCGCAACGGGTTGCGCGGCGGCATCGACTTTGTTGTGCGCGGCTTTGGGCTCACGATCCGTAGTGACCGCTCGCCCCGCCCGCTCGGATGGTTCCCCGCGGTTCAGACGCCGACCGGGGTACGGATCAACGCCTGGGGCAGAACCCAGACCTTGCGCGGCGCCTTTATCACCCCCCGTGGCGGGGTCTATCGCCGCCGCGGCGCCGCTCGCGGACCGCTGCGCGTTTTATACGGGCCAACCGTCTGGGGCACATTTCGCACGCCTGAAGTGCAGAATGTGGTTGCGGCGCATATGAGAAATGCTCTAAGGACATCGCTGATCCGCCGCATCGCCGCAGCACAACGGCGCGGCGCATAAAAAAAGACCGCACGCTCCGGGGGAAAATCGAAGCGCGCGGCAGATAAAGTCCTAACCCCACCTAGTCTCAAGCACAGCATCTTGGCGCGATTCCTCATCGAGCGCAAGGGGTTGTGTGCATGTGCGTCGACTGCCAGGTTGATCCGCTGATCGACTGCTCGGACGAAGCCCAGGCCGAGCGTGCCCAGCAGTTGCGCGACATCCGCGCGATGCTCTTCTCAGTGGTTACAAATGTTTCGGACCGCGGCCGCTCGGTCAGCTACGACCGGCGTGAGTTGCCCAACCTCGAGGCGCGGCTGCTCGGCGAGATGTATTACTGCCGTTACGGCTACCTGCCGACCCAATCGGGTATTCGCTTCATCCCCGGCCCAGGCATCATCAAGGGTCTGTGATGGCGGACCGGCCGGGACCCATCAAACGCGCCATCCGGATGATGGGTGGCTTTGTCAGCAGCGCCAATCCATTTGGGCTGTTCGGCGTCACCCCGCCCGGGCTCGAAGCCGCCGCCGTCCAAGGCCGTCTCTCGTTCTTTCAGCCCAACAGCGTTCATCTCAATACCTTGATGCGGCGCGCCGGGCCAAACGTGCTCGCCCGCGCCCGCCATCTGGTCAGAAACAATTGCTACGCCGCTGCCGCAGTCCGCTCGTGGGAGAGCGCCACCGTTGGCACCGGCATCAAGCCGATCAGCGAAATCGAGGACAAGACCACCCGCGCCGCCGTCAACAAAGCTTGGTATCGCTGGACCGACCAAGCCGATGCGAACGGGCTCGCCGGCACTGATTTCTATGGGCTGCAACGCACCGCCGCCCACGAGGCCTTTGTCGCAGGCGAATGCTTTCTCGTCATGCGCACCCCGGACCCGGAGGAAGGTCTTGAGGTGCCGCTCCAGTTCGAGTTGCTGCCCAGCGAGCAGTTGACGATGTCGCAACAGCCCGCCTTTGTCCCGCCCGGCGTCGATAACGCTGGCGGCCGGATCCGCATGGGCATCGAGTTTGACGCCCGCTTTCCCAATCGCCGCGTCGCCTATTGGTTCAACCGTTCAAATCCGACCGACGACACGATTGCGATGCGCGAGCTTATTCGCGCCAACGAAGTTGTCCGCATCCCGGCGGCGGATGTGCTCCACATCTTCGACCCGATCGAGGCTGGTCAGATCCGCGGGCTCACCCGTTTCTCGCCGGCCATCGTCAAACTCTTTCAGCTCGATACTTGGGATGATGCCGAACTCGAGCGTCAGCGCCAGCAAGCCGTCCTGACGATGACCATCGAAACCCCTGCCGAAATGGACCCGGTCACCAACCTGCTGCAGCGTACCCGCCCCGAGCCCTGGATGGGCGAGTATGTGACCCCCGGCACCGCAGTCAAACTCTATGGCGGCGAGAAGCTCAATCTCAGCCAACCGCCCGGGGTGAGCGGCACCTACGAAGCTTTTCAGTATCGCGTCATTCTCGCTCTGGCGGCGGCGCTCGGCATCCCCTACGCCGAAATCTCGGCTGACCTCAATCGCACGACCTACGCCAGTTCGCGCGCTGGATTGCTCGCCTTCCGTTCAGCGGTCGAGGCTTTTCAGCACAGCGTCATGGTCTACAAGATGCTGCGCCCGGCGTGGATCCGCTGGATGGACACCGCGACCCTCGTCGGTGCGCTGCCGTGGTCGCTCGCCGACTACGCCGCCAATCCCGAGCGCTTTCGCCGCATGAAGGGCATCACCCCGCGCGCCGCTTGGGTCGATCCGCTCAAGGACGTGCAGGCGCTGTCGATCATGATCGACAAGAAACTGATCCCGCTGCGCGAAGCCATCGCGATGAACGGCAACGACTTTGAGACCGTGATGGACGAGATCGCCGAGGACACTGCGGTCATGGACGATCTCGGCATTGCTCAGCCATTGCCGGGCTGGGGCAGTCGGACCGGGCAGGTTGGTCAGGGTACCGCCGCCACTACGGTGCCGACCGAAACCGACACGGCCGCCGCATGACTCCGATTCGCACGCTGCCGCATCTCTTCGCCCGCCTCTATGGGCCGCCGTTGTTGATTCCGTTGGCTCGATTGGAACCATTGTTGAGCGGCTTTGAAGCCGCCATGTATCAGCGCGGATCGGTTGAGGCCGTCCCCCCCGCCCCAACCGAGTCGCTCAGCGCTGGCGATGAGCGGCCCCACGGCTATCGCATAGAACGTGGGGTCGCCCTCCTCCCCGTGCATGGCGTGCTGGCCAGTCGGGTCGGGCAGATTGCTCCCGACAGTACGCCGATGCAATCCTACGAAAGTATCAAGCAGACCTTACGCAGTGCCTACAGGGACTCGCGCGTTCGCGGTGTCCTGCTGGATGTCGATTCTCCCGGCGGAGAGGCCGGCGGCGTGTTCGATTTGGCGCGCGATATCCGTGCCGCCAGCCAGGTCAAACCGATATGGGCCGTCGCCAATCATCAAGCGATCAGTGCGGCGTATCTGCTCGCCGCCGCGACTGATCGCATCTGGACGACATTGTCGGGCGCATTGGGCTCGATCGGCGTCATTGCATTGCACGCCGACCAATCCGAGCGCGATGCTCAGGAAGGTATGAAATACACCTACATTTCGCGCGGTGATCACAAGATCGATGGGCATCCGCATGGGCCGCTGTCGCCCGAGGCTCATGCAATGATCCAAGCCGAGGTCGATCGCAATTATGAAATGCTGGTCACCGACATCGCCCGCTACCGCCACTCTGATCCGTATACGCTGCGCCCCACTCAA